CCGACTCCGGACGGAGCAGACGCCGTACTCGTAAGGGATCTAAGCATCACGCCTCAGAGCAGTGATGTTGTCAGCCGCGACCTGATTCGTCCCTATCTGGGTGCATCTCAACAGCTGCTTGCAAATACTCGCGTTGAATGCACCTTCAGCGTTGAGCTCGTTGGGTCTGGCACTGCAGGAACTGCTCCTCAGTACGGCAAAGCTTTGAAAGCTTGTGGCTTGGCTGAAACCGTTGTGGCAAACACCAGCGTCACTTATGACCCTGTTAGCTCCAGCTTCTCCTCGGTCACCATCCACTACAACATTGATGGTGTCCGTCACAAGATGACTGGTTGCCGTGGCAGCGTTTCGCTGAATGCAAACGTTGGTGAGATTCCAACCCTGGACTTCACTTTCACAGGCATCTACAACACCCCAGACGATACCGCGCTGCCGACGCCGACTTATGCCAATCAAGATGATCCTTTAATCTTCAAGAACGGCAACACCAGCAGCTTCCAGCTGCTGTCTTATGCAGGCGCTCTGCAGAGCTTCTCATTCGATCTAGGCAACACCACCACTTATCGCGAGTTGGTTGGTGGTTCTAAGGAAGTTCTGATTACTGATCGGGCAGCTTCTGGCTCAGTCTCGATTGAAGCAGTGACTATCGCAACGAAGGATTATTTCGCCGCCGCTGTCGATGACGACGCTGCTCTTGGTAACTTGCAGTTCACGCACGGCAGCACCGCTGGCAACATCGTTCAATTCACCTCCAGCAAGGTAGACATTGGTGATGTGGCTTATGGCGATTCTGACGGCATTGCGATGCTCGAAATCCCTTACACCTGCGTTCCTGATGCAGCAGCTAACGCTGAATTTGACCTGATTTACACCTGATCCAGGGCAAAGATCAACACTGATGGGAGCCTTTGCGGGCTCCCTTTTTTTGTGTATGCTGAGCCGGATTATCACTTTATCTAATGGCTTTTGTTCGCAAGAAGAATAAAAATTTCAAGTGGCCTGTCGAAGTCAAAGAACCAAGTTCTGATCGCCCAGGAGAATTTGACACATCAGAGTTCGTAGCCATCTTCAAAAGAGTGAAGATGTCTGAGCTTGAAAAAATGGGTGATGCGACAGGCCTGCCCTTTCTTGAAAAGATCCTAGTTGGCTGGGAAGGCATCGAGGAAGACGGCGAGCCTTTGGCATTCTCAAAAGAGCTACTTAAAGAGTTTGCTGACGACGTTGATTGGCTGAAGTCAGTCCTCAACGCTTACACCAGCACTTATTCGGAGGCTGAAGCGGGAAACTAAAAGACGCTGCGCTCTACTGGGTTTCTGGCGGCAAGCAAGTCGAGGACAAGACCCAAGACGACGCTGCAGCGTTTGGTATGAAGCTGCCAAAACCCAAGGCTGAAGAGTCTGAGGACTTTGAGGTTTGGGAAGAGAACTGGGAGACAGTTCAGATGTTCTTGCGCGTGCAGACGCAATGGAACGTCTCGATGGACGGTTTGTTTGGCTTGAAGTACGAGGTATTACTGGGTTCCGGAGGCTTGTTTGACCTCTACAATGTGAAAAATCGCACTGATGTGCTTGAGCGTCTTCAGGTAATGGAGGCGACCGCCCTAACCGAACTCAGGAAGCGCTCAAATGGCCGCAGCAGCTGAAACGATCAAGATCAGTCTTGAGTTTTCCGATTCAGGCGCTGCTGCTGTAGTTAAAAAACTTGAGTCGTCGTTTCGTGGGTTGGCTAACGCAGCCAATCAGCTGGACACAAAGGGGATTAGCAAGGTTCGTGATCGAATAAAAAGTTTTGACGGCGCCGGTCGTAGAAATATTGAAACGATTAGAGGCCAGATAAATGCCATGCAAGGTCTGCGCAGTCAGGCCGAAATTGGTTCAAGGCAATTTAAGCAGCTCACTGCTGACATCAATAAATACAGTCAGGAACTTGCGAGGGCTGAAGGCCGCGGCAATCGCAGGGGCAATCGCAGGGGCGGTCGGATTGGTGGGTTCTTGAAGGGAGCAGCGGGAGTTGCTTCTACTGCACTTGGAGCAGGAGTTTATGGAGGACCTGAGGGTTTCCTAGGTGCAACGATTGGTGGTCTTGTTGGCGGCGTTCCGGGATCAATCATTGGCGGATATGCCGGTGCTGCAGTTGGAGACGTAAGAAAGCAGTTCGGAGAGATTGCAGAGACGACAGCAAGATTTGAAGCCATGCAAATTGCATTGGCTGGCGTCAGCACAGGGCAAGAGGATTACGCGGAAAGTCTCAAGTCTGTAACCCAGCTGTCAGAGCGATTTGCTTCTCCAATTACAGACACTATTCAGCAATACACAAAGCTTAAGGCGAGTGTAGTTGGCGCTGGATTAAGCACCAAAGAGACTGATCAAGCGTTTAGAGGCCTTTCTGCTGCAGTTGTAGCAACGGGCGGAGACCAGCAAGATTTGAATTCTGCATTGAAAGCAGCAGCTCAAGTCTTCAGTAAGGGCAAGGTAAGCGCAGAAGAACTGAGACAACAGATTGGTGAAAGATTGCCAGGTGCATTTACAATTTTCGCTGATTCAATGGGGATCAGCACAAAGCAGTTAGACAAGCTGCTTGAGAGAGGCGAGGTCACGCTTGAAGATTTTGTCAACTTTACCGGCGAACTAGGAACAAGATTCCAAGCAACTGCAGACGAGCTTGCAAATTCTTCTCAGTTTGCAGGCAGAAGGCTGTCAAAAGCTTTCACAGATGCATCAATTGCATATGGTGGCTTCTTCCAAAAAGTTGGTGCAGGATTTCAAGACCAAACAACAGCACTACTGAAGTTTGTAACCACAAACAAGGAAGCCTTCCAGAAAGTAATAGCCAATGTGATTGTATTTGCGCAAGACTTTGTTAAGGTGTTTAAAGACATTGGTGTTGCCATATATGACATGTTTGGTGGTCTTTTTAAAGCTCTTGCAGGGTTTATTGTTGGGTTCGCCAAAGTCGCCCTAAACGTTGTTGGTGCTATCACAGACAGAATTAGACAGACCTTGGCTGAAAGGCAATTTTTGAAAGAAGGCGGAGGAGGTATTGGCGAACTTGGCAGATTAAAAGCAGAGGCCAATCGCGAAATACAACAAGAGACAGGGGTTGACCCAAGATTTACGATGCTTGGCTCCAAAGAAAGGGAGCAGTCCTATCAACGCTATTTAGAAAAAATTGGCGCGAAAGAATCTCAATCGACTAGAGATGCGCGGATTCAAAATATTATGGATAAGTTTAAGTTGGGTACCCCAACTTTATTTGGCAAAGATTTCAATACCAGTGGTGGCGATGCTGGTAATGGTGACAGTGCTGTTAGCAAACGTCTTCCAGCCAGCCAACGCATGGTTGAGTTGACTAAGCAGCTTGCTCAAAGAACTGGTGAACTTGGAGAGCGTGAGCTTATTACTCTGAAGTACATGATTGCAAGGCAAAAAGTTCTTGATAATAATTTGCTGCCAGCAACAGATAAAGAAGTTGGCCTCAACAAAGCCCTTGAGCAATTCCGCGGTCGAATTCTCGCTCTTGACGAAAAAGAAGCATCTGCAAAGGATAGGGCGCTAGCAAAAGTAACCAAGTTTGAGCAGCTTGAAGCGAATCTTCTTGCGAAGAAGATGGGGCTAACAGGCGAGCAAACCAAACAACAATTACTGCAGGCAACTATCAATACACTCACTGATCAGTACAGGCAGGCAATGATTGATGCTGGCATTCCCGTAGAGGAAGTTACCCGTCGAATCCAAGAAGCCGCTCAAGCAACTGTTGATTTAAAAGATAAGAGTAAAGGCTTCGCTCAACAGTTCGGCGAAGGCATTAAGAGCATGGGTGACATAACTACCAATCTCGCCAATGTTGCAGTAAATGCTTTTAGTTCCATGGGTGACAAGCTTGCAGAATTTGTCACTACAGGCAAGGCAAATTTTGCAGAATTTGCCCGATCACTTCTTGCTGATTTGTCAAAAATTTTCATCAAATTTGCAATGTTTCAAGCGATTGGAGCAATATTCCCTGGCATGCGCGAGTTCTTGGGTTTAGCGTCTAAAGGTGCTGTGATTGGCGGCAAAGCAGGTCCCCCAACAACAATGCCTGACTCGGTCAGCTTGATGGCCGCTAACGGCATGGCTTTCGGCAAGAACAAGATCGTGCCTTATGCCATGGGCGGCATCGTCAAAAAGCCCACGTTCTTTCAGTATGCAAATGGTGGATCTGGTCGTTTTGGCTTGATGGGCGAGGCAGGCCCCGAAGCGATCATGCCACTGCGTCGTGGAGCGAATGGCAAGCTTGGTGTTGAGGCTTCTGGCGGAGCAATGGGCAACATCACCGTGAATGTTGATGCTGCTGGATCATCCGTCGAGGGTGATGCAAGTCAAGCCAACCAGCTGGGCAAGGCGATTGGCATTGCAGTACAACAGGAGCTAGTGAAGCAGAAGCGTCCTGGAGGCTTACTCGCAAGCTAATGGCCACATTCCCCTCTATTGATCCGTCTTACGGAGCGCAAAAGCGCAGTCAGCCGAATGTGCGGACTGTTCAGTTTGGCGATGGATATCAAAAAAGA